ATTAATGTTTTGTTGTATATTCTTTGCCAGTGTTTCAGCCACATGTGCCATTCGTGCTAAATCACCATTAGACTGTTTGCCAACCAATTGATTTAAAAATCCACGCTTGCTTCCGGTTTGTTGGGCTGCACCAACCAGTGCCTTGACGATTTTGTTTATCTGCACAGGAGTTGCTCTATCACCTACTGTAGTAAACTCATCGTGTCTTGTTTCCCACTCCGAGCCTTCCGCCACACCTTGATTGATATTTTCGTCTATTTCATGCATTTTCATAATTTTTTCTCCCCAGTCATGTATGGCAAACTAAACCATAACTTGAACCATTCAGGAGTTCCTGGTTGTATATTTTGCTCTCTTTGTATGCGGCCATTTTCGTTGCCAGTGACACTGATATTGCTGCCTTGGTTTACACGATACTCATGCAGTCTTGCTTCTCCGCCTAATCCACCCATGCCTGATAAAATCTTTATTTCTTGTATGGGATCGTTGGGAGCAAGATAGCAGTCATCTGCACTGTCTTGGTTTAAATCTTGTGTGGTAATTCTATACTGTTTCATTTTAAACTTGATCTCAACATCCAGCTGTGTTTCTTGTGTGCATCTTGACGGTCGGCCAAAAAGTTACTTAGCCCATGATCACCTGCTTGTTCAGCCATGTCAAACGTAATACGAAATATGTTGGCCATACGATCACTGTCTTCCAACAATTCACCCAGCATACCACTCCACTCTGGCACAGAATTTTCATCTTTGACTTGTGAAAGCATACTGAACTTGCTGTAGCTGGCAGGAGCATACACTTGTAATGCACGTAATTGTTCTGCAAATGTGTCAATACTGCCATACACTTCGTCGTAAATTCTTTCAAACAACACATGATGTTGATAAAATAAAGGACCTTCAGTATTCCAATGAAAGTTTTGTGCTTTCAAAGCAAATGCGTATTCGCTAGCAAATGCTGTTTTTAATGCCAAATGATATTTCTCGTCCATTTTAAATTCCGTATTTGTTTCGTTTAACTTTGGCCACAGTGCTAGTCTTATTGACATCTGCTACTTCTTCACTACGCTTACCTGACCAGTTTTGTATCTTACCAGCACCAACTTGTAGTGCGGCCTTTTTAACCATTTCAAATTCTTCTTCGGTATAAGAGCTAATCAACGGATCACCGCCGATCCAGTTGTCAGCTGCCATACCTGCTGGAAAATCAGGAGCACCTGCTAACGCAATTCCCATTCTGTAATTCATATATGCTCCACCTCGACCGGTACTCATATTTAAATCAGGTAATGTAGTAGCGTTTCGCATAGCGGCTTTCTTTTCTTTGTCTATTGTCTTAGTTCCGCCTTTGCCGGGCGATCCTTCTCTTAAAGCTCTTGCTAACATATTTGCTTCTTTTAGTGACATTGAATCAGCATCTCTAAATGCTTTATATGCTTGTAACTTTGAATATTCGTCTGGACGAAGTGGTACTTTATTTTGAACCTTATTAATCAACATTTTAATATCGGGAGGCATCTCACCAGGTTTTAATGGATTAGCAAATGGCTTTGTTGCTAATGTTTTTTCTGCAGGCATAATTGCTTTTGCTAGTACGCTTGCCAGGCCTTCCGCCGTAGCTTTTTCTTTCTTAGCCTTTACTTTAGGCTTAGTAAAGTCTTGCATACGTGTGTGAGCTTTGTGCATCAAATCAAGCACTTCATCATCACTCAGTTCTGAATTCATTGCATCACGCCAAACTGCAAATTTTTCATCTTCACTCTTGTTTGGATCCATTAACACATCTCGCATGGGAGTGGCACGTGGTCCTTCTTCTTCGCGACTTGGATCGTTGGTTTCTTGACGAGCAATCACATTTAAACTGTTAAAACTAAATGGTATTTTTCCAGCTTTGTCTGGAACTCCGTTGTATTGTTTAACGTAGCTTAGACCTTTGACTTGATCTGCACCCACTACCACAGTTATATCTGTGTAACCGTGCCGATCCAGCTGTGCTAACACACGAGTTAAATCAGGCATTTCGTCTGTGGCAGTGTGAAAAATATGTCCATGTTGCGGAAATACTTTTTTATAAATCTGCATTTTTTCTTCTGGCTTAATTGGATCGTCTTTACCTACTGTTCGGCTAACAACAAAATATGGATCTGCACCTAGTTCGTTTGCCTGTGTGATAACACTACTGGCCAGATACATGTGACCTTTGTGACCCATGCCACGACCCCAACCCACTACCGCAGCCTTGCCTTGACCAGTTCGGTTTAAATTTTCAATAAGTTGGCGTAATCTCATGCTTCTTTCCTTGGCGCCCAGTTTGCCTGATCAATTGTTTTAACAAACTGACCTGGCAAGTCGTTTTTAAACGGTGTTCCAGGATGTGCTTGAACATAACCTTCTGGTTTTGTTTGTCTGATACCGCCGTGTGTGCCTCGGCTAAGTTGTTGTATTAGTTTCATTTTTTCGTTAGTTATTAACTCGACTGCTGTTAATACACTATTTAACCCTTGGTGATTCAAAACTTTCTGCGCTTGGCCAGCACTGACATTGTTCTTTACCCATTCAGTAAACTTTGCTTTGACACCTGCCACACGCAACTGTTGATTAAAGAATTTGTATAACACATCGCCAGGTTTACTCAACCCAGGTTGTCCAGCAATGAAACTATCAATGTTAGCGGCGTTTTGTTCTATGTAACCAGTTACATTGTTGAGGCCGCGCTCGTCAACACCGGGCGCTTCTTGTACATATGTTGTGCCTTGTACAATAACATCTGGTGTACTTAATTGTTCAGCATCTGGATAACGTTGTTCTTCCCCACCAATACGATCGTACCATCCAGTTGCGGCCACCATGACTTTGGCACCTTTGATTCGTTGTCCCAATTCGCTTTTTGCAGGAATGTGAAAACTGGTAATGTTTGGAGTAAAATCGTAGTCTCCAGTTTGTCTATTAAGTTTAGGAGGTTGTAACGGACTAAACAATATGCCGCCTTCTATGAAACCACTTTCAGGACTAATCTTTTCAAAGTACGGCCACAAACTGGCCATGCTCTTTGCAAATGCCATTCTCTTTTTATCTCCGGCAACTGGATTGCCAGTATTGAGAATAAAATTTTCAATATCTTCTGCACTGTTCATCATTGTTGGCACACCGCTTTTTGTCTGCTGTGCCCCACGCTTTAAATATTCCCAAGCGTTCTTTGGAACTAAATGAAATGCACCTTGTTCATCACGACCCCAATATACAACTGGGCTACCGTCCCACTTTAGTTCTATGCCGCCGCTTTGAGAACCCATGTGACGCAACCGCTCGACAGCATGTAAACCGCCGTTACTCCCATTTGTAAAAACTAAATCTTCAATGTGTTGATACTTGCGACCCACAGTAGGTGCATCAGCTTCTAACAATGCTTTTGGCGGACCACGTAATGGAGTAGCTTGCCAACTGGCACCAGATGTTGCGGCATCGTGTACTTGTTTCTTTAGTTCAGGATCTTTGATAGCTGCCATGATACTTTCTGTACTGCCAAGATTTACACCAGTATGCCCAGGACCTAATAATACTTCGGCAACTTTATTCCAATCGTCGGTTATCAAGTCTGCTTTCTTTCTATTAGCATCTCTTGCGTATAAACCTTCATCTGGGCTCCACAACATATTCTTAGCACTGGCCAATGCACTTAGTACAACTTGTTTATGTACACCTTTATAAGGACTACCGCGTGGTATAATATGTTGATGGAACTTGCTAACTTTTTCAGCTTTGCGTACTACTTTAATATCGCATTGATAAAAATCATTCTTGTATGGAAATTTAATGTGAACAGTAACTCCAGCCTTATATGTTGCAGGTACACCATTGTCTAGTAAAAATTGTTCCAATGCTTGCCGAGCCGCTTTGTCATCGTCTGCTATTTTTTTACTAGCAGGTATTTTAAAATATTGTTTAACTTGGTCCATGTCAACAGACACATCCAAGTCGCCTGTTTTGTGTTCGGGTGAAGGATCTTGATTAGCACCACTACCTTGTACATACAATGGAAATCCTGCACGATGTAAATATGTATTAACTTGCGCCAACAATGCTTGCACCGTGTTGGGTGTTGGATAGAAATCAACAGTTTCAGGCCAGATATTTCCACCACCCTCGAGCAAAGGGGGTTTTACGTTGTGGAATAATTCGCGTAGTAGCATTATTATCCCTTATACTTGCCGTCACTGATATGTTTTAGAACTTCTTCATGTATTTTATTACACACTTGTTCACACATTTTGCTGTCTATTTCGTCTGGCAAATCACGAATAGGATACTTGCGAGTGTATATTTTATAACTTTCTTTAACAGCTGGCTCAAATACGTTTGTATTTGGCTTGCTTTTTTTAGACATTTTGTCTAAACAATTTGCAATAGCTGGATAAGTGTGACGACGATAGACGTCATCGTCTTGATTCATGAAATGTATTAGGTCTTCGGCTAGGTCAAAGTTAATCGATCGTTTACCGTTTTCTTTGGTGACAAACTCCAAATCATCAAACTTTTTACCTTCTAGCAGTTCTTGTATGCGCATTTTTAAACCCGTAATGTAGTGTCAGCAGATAACTCTGCGGTTAGAGTATTTATCGCTTTTACAATCAACTAGCCTTGCTTAATTATTCGCTCTACCTTAGATATGCTGCCACCCAAGTGCATTTTGGTCATTAACAAGTTGTTATCGCCTGTGATGTAGAAGTGTGTGCCACCCCAACTAACAGGTTTACTCAGTTCTTTTTTGCAACTTTTTGTTAATTTTAGCTTTTTATTTGTTTCAGCCCAGTCAATAAATGCTCTGTGTTCTTGATTGGTTTTCCCCAATGTAACTCTGTATTCAAAGTCCATCTTGGGCATTATTATTGAATTGCTATCTAGTGTAACATTGGCAGGCGGAGCGCAGACGTATTTTACCCTATCATTATCTATCCTAGCGATCTTATCAATTTGTTTCTTATCGTTAGCATAGATGCTAATCCACGGACTTTCTACCCTAACATCAAAATCAGTCATTGAACACAAAGAGTTATGTATTTTAAATGCATAGTCTAAATCTTCTTGAGTTTTGATATGGGAAGTCCTCGACAACAATGATGAGGTTTTTCCTAAGTTAACTTTTGTAAGTTGATCTAACGCTTGATCAAGTCCACTACGAAACAAATGCGCACCAGGACACACCACTACTATTTTGTAGTGGTATTTTCTATAAAACAACTGTGTAGTAGTTTTAAATTGAATCAATTGGACTATCCACAATATTTTTTGTTAGATCCACCGTTAACAATGGAACTTTGGATTCCTTGGGTGTGGCCACTATCATAATCTGATCTCCATCAATTGTGATAGATGCAACACCGCCGTTTTTCAAAGCACCAAACAACATCATCTTGGCAAGACTACGTTTAATTTCCTTATCAATAACCCGTTGCAATGGCCGAGCACCCATTTTGCTATCAAAGCCTTTTTCAATTAACCAGTTAATTGCTTCTTTGTTAATTTTGACTTTGATGTTTTTATCTTTAACCTGTGCTTTAAGTTCGTCAACAAACTTGTTAACAATCTTAACCATTGTTTCTTTGGTCAGTTTGTTGAATGTAATAATACCGTCCAACCGATTACGGAATTCAGGAGTAAAGAACTTTTTCAAGTCCTTGTCGTTATAATCTTTTTCCTGAGATCCAAAGCCAATTGCGTTCTTTTCTGCTTCATTAGCACCAGCGTTGGTAGTAAGAATAAGAATCAAATTGCGGCAATCTGCTTGTTTGCCGTTTGATCCAGTAATAAAACCATTATCCATCATCTGTAACAAAACTGTGCTAACGTCTGGATGTGATTTTTCAACTTCGTCAAACAACAGCACAGCATTGGGATTTTCTTGAATCTGTGTAATCAACAAGCCTGCATTTTCTTCAAAGCCAACATAACCCGGAGGGCTACCAATCAACTTACTGATACTGTGCTTTTCTTGATATTCACTCATGTCAAAACGCAATAACTTAACACCGAGATGTTTACTCAACGCCTTGGCTGTTTCAGTCTTACCACAACCAGTTGGCCCCATGAATACAAACGATCCAATGGGTTTGTTTTCACTCTTGAGTCCGGCCTGTGCAACAATAATCTTATCCACAACTTCTGTAAGAGCAAGATTCTGTCCGTAAACTTCTTCTTGTAAATTGTCTTGTAAACTGGCCAAGTTATTTGATTCTGTTTCCATGATCTTTTCTTCTGGCATTTGAATCATCTTGGCAAGTTCAAACTGAATTTCACGTTCACCGATGATTCTGTCATCTGCAAGTTTTAGATTGAAACGACTACAAGCTACGTCAATCAAGTCAATAGCCTTGTCTGGAAGCTTCTTATCTGTTTGATACTTAACACTCAACTTAACGGATGCGTGTAATGCATCATCACGAATCTTAACATTGTGGAATCCTTCGTAGTATTTCTTAATACCCTTAAGGATCTGCAAGGTCATTTCTTGTGTAGGCTCGTCAACAGTGATGCGTTGGAAACGGCGCATCAGCGCACGGTCCTTTTCAAAGTGCTTGCGATATTCTTCCCATGTAGTACTGGCCACAACTTTAATGTTGCCTTTGCTCAGTGCTGGTTTCATCATGTTAGCAAGATCGTTAGCTGAGTTGCTAGCAGATCCTGCGCCAGAGATCATGTGTGCCTCGTCGATGAACAGCACAGTCTTGCCTTTTTTGCTTAGTCCTTTTAGAACCATTTTAAAACGTTCTTCAAAGTCTCCACGATATTTGCTACCGGCCAGCATTGCGCTGATATCTAAACTGAATACTTTATATTCTTTCAAAAAGTCTGGAACTGCACCTTTAACAATATTAAAGGCAAGTCCTTCTGCAATGGCAGTTTTACCTACTCCCGGATCACCTACTAGGATCACGTTGTTCTTACTACGACGACCCAATGCCAGAGCAATATTTTCTAATTCATCAATACGACCAATAACTGGATCAATTTTATTCTTAGCAACTTGCTCATTCAAGTTAGTGGTAAATGCCGCTAGTGCCTTGTCAGCTTGATTATGGCTGGGACCTTCTTCTCCGTCTACGGATTCAGATACATTGTTTAGATAATCGTTAAATTTATCTTTATCAATTTCTGCTTTTTGTATAAAGTAGTGTGCCCAGCTACGTTTCTCAGCCGTCATAGCAAGGAAAACATCCGTTGGTTCAATGCGTTGACGTCCGTTAAACAATACCTGTGTAAATGCACGATTGAGTACACGTTCAACTGATTGTGTTTTTTTAGGTTTGATTACAACATCTTCAACTTTGATTTCGTCGCACTTGTGCTGTAAGTAGTTTGCCAAATCTTGTTTAAGGGCATCAGCATCTTTTCCAAAACTATTAATACTGCTACTAAAACTTTCTTCCAACAGCATGGCAAACAACAAATGCTCTATGGTTAGATATTCGTGATGTAGTTTTTTAGCAGTATCTATTGCTTTTTCAAATACCGCTTGTAGGTTATCACTCGGTTCAACCATTATTTCTTCCTCTTTTTAAGTAATTTCTTTTTAGCCAATGCCAACTTTAATGAGCTAATATGTTCGATAAAACATACGCCTTCCAAATGGTCTAGTTCATGTTGAAAACATCTTGCATCTATACCAGTTAGTTCTATTATACGCTTATTTCCCTGTCTGTCAACATAACCGGCTGTAATATTTTTATGACGCGGTATTTTTAAAAACAGTTCAGGAAAACTCAAGCATCCTTCGTCGGCAAGAACTAAATCGTTATCTCCATACAGTATATATGGATTAAACATGCAAAATGGTACTTGATCTTTAAGGTGTATTGCAAAAACTCGTTTGAGCAATCCTATTTGGTTAGCGGCCAACCCAAGGCCATTGCTTTCAACCATGAGTTGAACCATGCTAACTTCTAATTCTTCTGCACCAGTATCTTTTTCAAAATCCCAATGTAATGCTTGTAATTTTAATATTGGATTAGGATGTTTGATTAATTGCATCGTTTAGTCGTCTAAGTTCTTCTATTAGAATTGGATTTGTAACTAATGGAGTTCTAATATTAATTACACTGACAAATCTTCCTTTTACTCCAGTATTTACATTTGGAAACCCGTTTCCATTACTGGCAAATTCAACTCCAGACTCAACACCTGCACGTATTTCCAAATCAATAGTTGAGCCTGTGATTGTTTTGATAGTTTTTCTGCATCCTATCATTGCTTCAATTGGTGTAATGTTTACGGTAGTGTATAAATCATCGCCATTGCGACTAAATTTTGCATCAGGTATTACTACAATAGTAACGTTTAAATTTCCTCTGGGAGCTTGACGATTGCTATCATCGCCTAGTCCAGTGTATCTAATAGTGTCTCCGTGTGTAATTCCGGGCGGCACATTGATTGCAACATTTTGATTACGTCCACTGGGCAGTGTGTAGTTTGCTTCTAACTGTTTACCCAAGTATGAGTCGAGCAGTGTAACTTGACATTGAATATTTAAATCTCGATTTCGCCTAACACCACGTACATGCCCAAAGATATCACCAAAAGGATGTCCACCACCAAACGGATTTCCACCACCAAACGGATCAAACCCTGGACCTGCATTGAAGTTAAATCCTCCACCTGGCATTCCACCGTATTTCCGTTGTTGATCGTATTCGGCTTTCTTTTGTGGGTCGCTTAGATTTTCGTAAGCAACACTGATATCTTTGAATCGAGCTTGATCACCGCCCTTGTCCGGGTGGTGTTTATTGGCCAAGCTTCGGTATGCTTTTTTAATTTCATCTGGACCAGCAGTTTCGCCAACTCCCAGGGTTTGGTAATAATCAGTCATAGTCGTAAAAAAGGCTCCATTAATAGTATTAATTATACTATTTTAAACGGAGCCTGTCAAGAGTTTGGTTTACTTTTTCTTGCCGTCTGGGACTTTTTCGCCTTCGACTTTCTTGTGAACTTTGATTGTTTTACAAGATTGTTTTGGTTTGCCTGTTTTTGTATCATTGACAACTTTGCCATCTTTACCTTTGACATCTGTGCAAACTTCTTTCTTCTCTCCACCTGCATAAGCTGTTCCAGCCAGTGCTAAACTTGTCAATAGTGTTAATAATAATTTCATGTTGTGCTCCTTTTAAATTATTGGCTGATCGTCTTGTGGGACAATTTTTTTGCCACTTGCTGTTGTTAGAGTTGTGCCCCAACTTGCTGGGGGTGTGTAAGGTGTGTTTGGGGTTGTAAACGTTGGCGCTCCAAAGCCTGGATTGCTATTAAAGCCTGCTGGTGCTGGTGAACCAAAACCACCGGAGTTGCCGAAGCCTCCTGATTGTGGTTGGCCAAATGTTGAAGGCCCGCCCTGAAATCCTGTTGTTGGTGTTTGTATTCCGCCATTATTTGCTCCGCCAAGTTTTTCTTGTGTACGACCAAATGCCGCAATACCCAATACAGCACCCATGGCAATGTGGAACAAGCCAGCACCTTGCAGTGTTATTGGTTGCCACTGTACATTTACAGCACCATGGCTTATGGATTGTAACAGGCTCCATAATATAGGAAATATTACAAAATCCATAGTACAGACCAGCATGTACATCCAACCCATCATTGGACGCCATTTGGAGTTCATCCAATCTTCTTTTTTTAGTTCGCTCTCGCTTTTTGTTTCGTCTGCCATGATTCGCTCCTAATTGTCTTTTATCTTATAGTCTACTTGCTTATTTTAGTTTAGTTTTTAAATCATTAACTTCTTTGCGAATGTACTCAAAATCTTTTTTCAGCAGTTCGATCTCTGTTGTACTACGACTAGGCTGTTTAGTATATCCAACAAATCTTTCGTCTAATAACATGACTGTGTGTTCTAACTCGGAAATTTTTGTCTGTGTGCTAAACACATACCAGCTGGCTACAACAATAGCCCCTATTACTGAAATCAAAGTCTTTAGGGGAACTGTGACTTCGGTCTTGTCATCCAGCTGAACTGCCATTTAGTTGCTCCCTAACTTGGCCAGTTTGGCAATATAGTTTTCCATCATGTGATCAAACACACCAATAAACTTTTGTCCTTTTGATCTGGCCTTTAGTCTACTACGAACCATGTCTTTTATCTGTTGCCAAGCAGTCAAGTCTCTAAACTCACCATCAAAGTTCATGTACTTGTGTGTGCCGTGATGTGCAAAGCCCATTAACAGAAACGGAACTTTGGTCACATCATCACAGTTGTTCTGTACTCTATAATGAGTCACTGACAAACTGTTGACAAACTCTCGATTGCCTGCTCTAGGTGAACCAAATGTGACCAGTGCTATGACCTTTGTCTGTATTCTGCTGGCAGCAATAGTGGCCATGGCCGCACCTAGACTGTGTCCAGTTACATACAGGGTGTCAATGTTGGCCAGTGATACAGTGATTGCGGGCCATAACTTGTTGAGCTCGTCTTTGAATCCCACATGCACCTTGCCGCCCGATGCTTCTAGATTCTTGCCAGCTTTTAGATCTGCCAACACATCACTCTTCTCTGTTACTTGTGTGCCTCTAAAACTCAGCACATGAGAATCTGCACCTTTAAGCAAGTATCCCTGTGCTCCATCTACATCAAAAAACTGCACAATAGTATAGCCCAGTGCTTTGAACTTGCTCTTGGAGTCTTTGGGATTGTCGTATGTTGTTGCAGATATTTTTGCAAACTCTAATAGTTGTTCAGTATTCATTTTTCGCTCTCTTTTGGATTATGTACTACTATTTAACTAAACTGCCATTTTCAGCTACTTATTTGTTTTGTTTACTTGTCTAACAACTTTCTTTGCTGCCGGCGTTTTATTTACTTGTCTAACAACTTTTTTTGGTGCTGGCTTTTTGCGCACAGTTCTTTTGGGAGCAACTGTGATATCTTTGTGATTGATAACCATTACTAGCAAAATTAAACTTAAATTTATAACAATAATCATGGTCCAGGCAGCTGACATGTAAAACAAATATTCTGCTCGCAATCTGTTCACCACCATGTTATAAAATTCATCAGTGGTGCTTATGATTTCTTTCTTGTATTTTTTATAGTCATCCCCAAACATTGCCATCTGTGCCGAAGTATAATGATGAGTCTGTAGATCATAATTTAATTCTGGTTTACCTTTGTCAATCCAAGCAAACGCTTCAACTTCTAATTTAGCGAGATTGTTGCTTAGTTGTTCTGCCTTTAACAACTTGTCTAATTCAGCTTGCAAGAATGGTACTTCTTTTACTCTATCCTTGAATGATTTTGTAATGCCGGTGTCATCTGATGCTTCTCCATTGCGTATTTTAAGTGTATTATTAAACTTAGACCGCCACTGTTCATCTTTGGTTGTGACAAAATATCTAGCATAGTTAGTTAAATCATCGGATGATTTAGCCATAGCACTG